AATGGCGTCCGTCTTTGTGATGTTCAAACACCATTGAATACCGAAAATGATCAGAACCAGAAACACCCTCAGGAGCATCTTTTACGCCATAACAAGCACGACAAACATCACGACGAAGCTCTCGAATCCACTTGACAACTTCAAGCTTAAAATCGTGATTATCAAACCGAGACGGATCATAGGTCAACGTATCAAAAACAACATACCAGCCGTCCCGGTACGATTCCATGCACTCCATCTGAGCGCGGAAAGAAAAGCAAGCCTGTTGATCAGCCAATCGCATATCTGCGAACATATCAAAAAGCCAGCCGCGAGTAAAGGCAGGCTTAGGAAATTCTGAATAAAAACGCTTCCTTGCGGAAGGACAAGCAAGAAAACCAGCGAGCAAATTAGGAAGGGGACCACTTATAGAGATATTATCAAGTAGGGAGTGAAGATCGGACAGCCGTTTATTTTCGTTATAGAGCCACTGTTCGGCATTGTGTTTATGACCAACACCAGAAAGAGTAGTATCAATAACAGTAGAAGGGTTTTTACGAATAGCAGTATATTTGTTAGAACACCATTCAATTTGAGCGCGCAGAGACGCAGCAGCACGCACAGAAGGGAATGCCATGCCAAGAACAGTATCAGAGACGGTGTAAAGAAAGGACTCTACAGAATCCAAAATAGAAGACCAGCAAAGAAAGCCAGAATAGTGAAGAACAGATTGAAAGTAGGCGCATAGAAATTTATACGCCTAACAATATGATGTATATCCATTAATAAGAGCCGGGAATTTCCCACGGGTCGAGACCGGGAGGATAACCAGTGCGACCAGCAGCATCAGAAACTGGAGTATCAGAACGGCCAGAAGAAGGACGTACAGAAGATTTTATAGAGCGAGCACCTGAAAGCTTTTTAGTGAGCTGGTCAGACTGACCGAAAAGAGCACGACCAAATTTATTGAGAAGTTTATTGGCCTGAACAACACCAAGACCAGAAACACCTAACTGACCGTAACCAAGATTTGTGCGTTGAGACTCATAATCAGCACGACCCGTGTAATATTTACCAGCACTATTAGCTTCAGCTTTACGTGTGCGAGCCTCCTGTTCCTGAATAGGCCATTTACCAACCTCAGTACCAGCCTGAACAGAAGAAAGATGACCGCGTTTTTTATTGAGATCGATTTCAGAGGGAGCTTTTTTACCAGCGATACCAGCTTGGATATTTGGTGCTTGAGCACTGATCAATGCCTGGGCAAGACCGGACATTGCGTGCACAGTAGATGAATACATTTGTGCATGAGCATTAGTTTGAGCGGCCTGCACTGCTGGAGTAGGAAGAAGCATGGCAGCCATTTTAGCAGACGACGCCATTTCAGATGCGCGAAGCTGCTGAGAAGGGGAGGGGCCCGCAGCATTATTAGCAGACTGGGCAGACGGATAACCCGGAAGGACAGCCTGTCCGGAAGATGCCTGGTGACCAGTGCCCATAAGATCCCACGGAGAGGCCTCAGGAAACATTGCATTGAGCTCTTGGCGTTGAGCGATACCACGCTGACCTGAGCGCCCAGCGGTCTCAGTATTAAGGCGCATACCCTCAAAATACTGATTCTGATTAAACTGTGACTGATTAAACAATTGATTCTGAACAAAAGAGCGAGCATTCATTCCATACTGCTGATGATAACGCTGTTCATTCATTCCGAGCGTTTGAGAAAAATCCTTAGCACGAATATTGCGAGACACACCGGCATCATACGTAGCCTGATAGCGATTAAAACGACGAATCAGACCTTGACGATAATTTGCACGACGCTGTTCATAATCAGCGAGATCGTTACGCTGACCTCTGGATTGCTGATTAAAACGCAGGCGCGTAGTCCAGAGCTCGCGATGCTGACGCGGTTTAAGATCAGAACCTGTGGCTGCGCCTTTACTGATGGCGGAACCGGCAGCAGTACCAGCAGCACCAATAGCGGCAGCTATAAGCGCATCATCTAAAACAAACATTAGAATGGACTCCCGAGATTATAGATGGGCAAGAAAAGAACACCGGTCGCTTAAGGGCTCCCGGTGGGCTTCCTCACGAAATAGAAGGGTCATAGCATGGGCGGTTTTGATAAAGCGCATGAAAAGCCAAAGTGAAATCAGAAGCATAGATAACAGCAGCACCTGAATGGGTGCGAATCAGCCAACCAACACAAAGATGCCAACCAGTATCGTTCTCATGGGCAGGAGGCAAGGCAGTAGTAAAGGTTGTATCAATATAACCTTCAATAGTGAAATTATCAGCATCCGATATAGTTTTATGCATAGGAAGCAATGTGCCATATTTAACAGCCTGACGGGACACAGATGAAGAATTGGAATAACCAACAAATACATCCGCACCAACAATCGCTTTAGACGGATTAAGATGCAAACAAAAGGCACCCTGAACAGAACAAAGAAATGGATAACCGGGACGAGAATCATCCGGAATCATGGCAATAGGCATGTGATAAGCAACAAGCTTAATATTAGGCATAGAAAGATCAGCCGCAGTACTCAAAGAAAAAGAGTTGACACCGGGCGTGAATTCTGAATTGCTCACAACGTTAGAAAAAAAACGCTGGTTTGGAGTAGTCCAGGCATCGAACGCCATAGAGCCAGCAGTAATCTGTTCACAGGCGGGATAGTGACCAACAGAGCCGATAGTATTAGGTCTAATCATAATTAACTCGCGAAGATAGAAGAAACGGAATCCGGATAAATTCTTTTAGCCGCTAAATTTATGTGGCCTTGAGAGTTCCAATGACCGAGCTGATCGGGAGACTGGAACGTAAGATCGTATTCATCAGGACGGATATAGTGAGCATCATTCTCTGACGTCGGAAGATCAGCAAGAAACGGGAAACCGTTAAGGTTATCAAACTGCTGATGAACACTGTTCGGATGATAGCGATAATGCTGTCCGAAAGGTTGATATCCAAGCGTTTGTGTGCTACCGGAATGAAAAACATCGCTCACCTTAATTTGCTCAGGCGGATAACCAGCAACCACACGAGCATCACCAGCGAAATCAGTATAAGACGGTGAAGCGTCCTTAAAAAGGCGATGAGTTTCTTGGGTATGAATAGTTGGAAAACGAACATTACACATCAACCAGATTGCACCATGCTCGGGCATGAAAATGCGAGGGACAGTCAACGTTGCCTGGCCAAACGCTTTACCTCCAGACGTACCAAGAGAACCGGGGGCAGTACCATCCACATCATAACCAGACAAATAGGAACGATTCATTCCAAGAAGTCGGGGTTTTTGTTCGACGTCGATATTGATCGAAGATCCCCATGATTGCTTAAGAAGGTCTGAATATCGAATATCAAACCAGTCTCTTTGTGCAACATTATTGAACGCGTTTTTGACTTGCTCAAGTGACCAGATATCGACGCTTGCAGTAGAACCGGAAACTGGCGCGGATTCTTTTCCCATTCCGTGAGTTCGATTCTTATCTGATCGCAAACAGGTTGTCCAGAGTGTTTTATCGTAACAAGTAGAAAGGCCATATCGGCGATTATCCTCTTTAGTACCAGCAAGCAAAATAGATTTATCAGGGTCAGTGGGATGCTTAAAAAAACGGTTATAAATACGATCATAACCAAGCGCAAGCCAACGAGGAACAACTCCAGAAAGTTCCGAAGTACCGAAACACTGAAGCGGTGCAGGTAACGTATAAGTATCAAGCGTCACAGAACCATTAGGATCAAGACCTTGCTTAATAAATTTAATGAACTGATTATCTTCACCCTGTCCAACATAACAATGGCGATGTGGAATCCAGAACGCATAAAGATCGATATGAGCATCCAACGACAAAGCACGGCGAAGCGGCGCCAGTCTGAACGTCATCGCAATATTAATATCGAAGCTATCACCCGGGAGCGTGGGAATAACTGAAAGCGTCTGAAGGCCTCCAATTTTCCCGCATGAAAAAGCAAAGTGCGACAGATCAAATGAGGTTCTCACAGTCGAGTACCTCCTACATGCCAGTTTTTAGAGTAGCGTTTGCCGCGGGTGGGTGCGCGGCCTCTTCTTTGATACGACATAAGTAACTCCTAATATAGTGTTTCACGTGAAACATCATTTTTTGGCAACATCATCAATTTCCAACTGGGAAACATCTGGCGCAAGACGGGCAGCAATAGCGGCGTCCATTTTAGCCTGAAACGTGGACGGACCAATCACATCAGGACTGCCAGCATAACAATTCAGCACAACAGCATGAAGCTGTCGAGCGGTATAGGGCTCATATTCAGCATTTTGCGAGAATTCAGACGCCATAGAATCGGCATCAACACCATGCCACTCTGACCAAGAACACGCCTGAAAAAAGTTGCAAGGCGAGACGAAAGCCGTAATACAAGCTGCAACATACTCAACAATAATCCGATGCCTGGGCATCGCAATAAAATCGAGCGACTCGAAAAGAATAGATTCCATCGCCTGACGATAAACAGACCTTTGGGAAGTAGTCCAGAAAAACGGCTGGCCTAAAATCTTGAGGTTCTGCGCTGACACACCCTGAACGAGATCAGGGCGATCGGCCAGCTGGCGCAGCAAAAGCATAGCGGTAGTGTAAGATGGAGAAAAATTTTGTGCCATTAGATGACTTCCCCCATCGCTGAATCCAAATAAACAGAAAGCAACTTCTCATGAAACACAACATCAGGTGAATCCAAAATTACAGCATAGAAAATACGCAAAAACGAAACCAGCGGATAAAGAAGCTGGAAACCCCAATAACGATTAGTGATATACCAATTATAAGAAATGATCATTTTCTCCACTTCATAAGCAAAAGTGGGTGACTCTAGACAAGTAGCCAATTCCTCAATCGGAGCAAAAATACATTTTTTCTGAAAACTGGCCAAAGAAAACGCAGGTCCCGGACAAGCTGGATAATCTTCTACATGATATTCATTGACAAAATACATCAAAGATTCAGACGCAAAAGACTGATGATTAGAATGTTTTGTACAATGGTCTGACATATTAAACTCCTGTGGCAACACGATGCGCCAATGAAATAGGCCCAGACGAGGGCGGCAAAGAATACGTTATCGATGAATTATCAAGAACAGCTTGAATTATCCGATTAAAGGTATCCAAATTTATCGTACTCCGAACTGCGGTAATTCCGAAACTCAATCGCCTGAGGGTCCGGATCAGCAGGGTCGAATCCTGCAAAAGCCTGACTACATTCAGGCGAGGCAGTTGCTCCCGAGAAAGCAAATCCAACGGCCTCGGAAAGCTCTTGACTTCGTTGAAAATTTTCTTGCTCAAGGCGCATTTTTTCTGTCTGTTCGACATAATCAGCGAGCCGCTGAGAGAATCCCGCAAAAGATGTTTCATTGCGCGATGTGCCAGTATCTTCTGGAGGCTGGTTGGTATCGGTGCCTGGTGATACGTCAACTGCATCCGACTCGCGTCTTCGTGCATCGTGAACAGCTCGGGAAGCGTCATCGTCTCGAATTCTTTCATCAAACCTTTTATTCCATAATTCTGACTCATACGACATCGGCATACTCCTGTCTCTTTGGACATATATTTGGACAAATAACGCGCCAGTGCAAGCGGCGCAGAGGGTTTGCGAGGCTCTCCCGTCTTAGCAAGAGGCCAAGACCAGCCAAGCTTGGAAAAAGCATCATGCGCATCATTACGCACAGCAATAGGATTGGAAAAACCGAAATCAGGCCTAGGAAAATCAACGGGTTGAAGGCGTTTAGGTTGACTTAGGCACATCTGATTAGGATCAGCATAACTGGTACCGTGAGGAAGTTTCTTCATATGGTAGAGGCAGTGAGCATGAAGACGACCATCCTTGTGGTGTTCAAACACAACCGAATAACGAAAATAATCAGACGAGATAACACCCTTAGGAGAATCCCGATCACCATAACAAGCCATACAAACACGATGACGCAAAGCTTTAAACCAATTGGTTACCAATTTAACAAAATCCATATTTTTATACCTAGACGGATCATACGTAAGCGTATCAAAAACGACATACCAGCCATCTCGATACGATTCCATGCACTCCATTTGAGCGCGGAAAGAAAAGCAAGCCTGTTGATCAGCCAATCGCATGTCATTAAACATATCAAAAAGCCAGCCCCGCGACAAGGTAGGACGAGAATATTGAGAATAAAAACGCTTCCTCACGGAAGGAGAACCAACAAAATCAACAAGTTGAATATTGAGTGGGTCACTTATAGAGATATTATCAAGTAGGGAGCGAAGATCAGCGAGACGAGAAATTTCACGAGCCAGCCACAACTCAGCGAGCTTTAGAGTGGCAGTATCAGTGACAGTAGTATCAACAACGATTGAAGGGTTTTTGACGAGATCAGCAAGTTTTTTG